CTGCATCCGGTACCGTTCCGTCATATCTTACAGGCGTTATGATTACGGATCCGGGAGGCGTATCTTTGATCTTGATATCGATCTGTGTTGCGCTTGCCAGAGCTCCGGCCGACACTATGGTGATGGTCAGCAGATTGTTGCTGTAATCAACCGTGTAGTCGGTTGTGATAGCTGCCGCAGAGCTGGATCCGTGAGGATATACAAGCAGCGTATCTTCATGGAGTCCGTTTCCTCCCAGGAAAGCATATTTTGTACTGCTCTTCGTGTAGAGGTCAAGCGTTACGCTCAGCTGTGTTTCTTCATCCTCTACCACGGCATCGGCTATATTGTTCGGATCAGCTGCTATTGCATAGTATCTGTATCCTGCTGCCGTGCCGGCTGTACTGAGTCGGTCATCAGCTGATCTTATACGCTCGCGGTATGCGTTATCTTCCTCGACATCCGTTCCGCCCGATGAGGCGGTTGTATTTGTTACGCTTGATATCTCCGGAATGAGGTAGGTATCGACAATTTCCGTGATGCTTCCTGTTTCTATGCCGTTGTAATCTGTTCCGCCTTCTACAGCTACGCCTATGACATCAACGTATGTATTACCCGCCTGAAGCGTCACAGTCGATTCTGTGGCGAAATATTTGCTATTGCCTGTCACTCTTACGCCTTCAGGTATGATCACGTTGTTCGGGAGCGCTGCGGCAAGAGAGAAGCGAAGAGTCGTTTCTGCCTTTTCGGCCGGTTTTCTTGTGCAGTGATTGTTCTCTCCCAGAGCGTCAAGCACTTCGCCTCTGGCGTAGCGTAAGAGCTTCTGTCTGCATCCGTCATTCACGGCGTTGAAAAATGTTACGAATATCGGAGCGAGCCCGGCTTCTCCGAAAAGCCTTCTTTCATCTCCGGGATACAGAGGTTCACCGCACCCGTTTTCAAGCGTTGTAAGTATGGTATTGAGAATGTCCGCTGCATTCGTCTGTACAAAATCAAGATTCATTTGCGATCTCCTTTGTATGTACTTGTATATCGAACTCGAAGCCGCCGTTCGTTCCGCTGCCGATTGCCTCAACAGAGTCTACATCTACGCGAGGCTCGAATATGCTGATCTGTCTTTCGATGTCCGCTGTAGCGTCTTCCTCTATCAGCGCAGACGGCTGATCTACGAGCCCGCCGTCAAGTCCTTTAACTCTTTCATAAGCTACTTCTCCGCGCCGGATCTTAACCAGGTTGTCGACGCAGACCTCGGGTATTCCATTGCCGCTTTTTCTCATATGTTCCTCCCTCCGGATCAGTCCACAAGCGATACATAATTGTGCGGCAGGGATACCGTACCGTTCGGGCCCGACATCGTAACCACACCGCCTTTTGTTGATACCACCTTCATAGTGTCATCCGTATTGACCGGATTTCCGTCGAGGTCTACCTTCTGTGTTGAATGCACGTATGATCCCGTCTTTATGCCCTGTGTTTCAAGGTTATCCGTCTTGCTTGTCTTCAGTTCCTCTTTATCCGTCTTGCTCGCCTTAACGCCTGTAGCACTGGTAGAAGTGTCAGCAGCCTTCTCCGGATCATCTTCTACGAAGTTGAACTGCAAGGTTGCCTGAAGCATGCGGCCTTTATTGTCTACGAGGATATTGCTGACTCCTACCTTGTCGAGCCTCATCTTTTTCGGCCCGAGCTGCTTGCCGTTCAAATAAAATGCGCCGGTCTTTGTGACTTCCTTCTTCCAGTTGTTTATTTCCTTTCTGACATCTACGCCGACGGCCGCCAGCAGGGTAGTAGAGAACGACATCTTGAAGAGCTCAAGCCCTTTTTCGTTTGTCAGACCTTTGCCTTCGGTTGAATTGTTATTGTCGGCCTGCTGAGCGTATGAGAATGCGAGGGATCTGAGGTCTTTGATCTTCTCCGGGCTTACAAGCCATTTCTGCTTTCGCCATTTTGCAATCGTTGACAAATATATCCCTCCCTTACGAATATTTTCCGTCTAATCTTGACAGCATCAGAGCCGTATTGTCATCAAATACCGCGCAGCACACGCCGGTATTGATCTCAAGGTATGTGAGTGTCTGAAGTCTTTCCGGTATCACTACATCCATCGTAACCATGCTTGATGTGTCCATCACCGTGGCTTTGACATTAACGCCGCCGGATTCCTTCAGCTTTGTTATTTTGCCCTGTATTATTCCTGCCATATCAATATCCCTCCAATGTGATATTGCGGAAATACAGGACGGTCAGATTCTTAACGTAGTCCTGCCGCACTTTAGTGACGAAGCTCTTGCCGTTCCATCGTACAGCCTTCTTTGTGGATATATTGAGCACCGATGCGGGCGCATACTTCGATGTGAAATCAGTCTTTATAGATCCTGTCTGCAATGCTTTATTCTTGCTGCGCAGGATATTCTTTGCAAACCTTGCCGCTTCCACGTCGCTGTTCGCCCTCATAACCGTCTCTATCAGCCTCGTACTGCCTCCGTTTTCGTAATACCCTGTAAATGTACCGGCTATCACCTTAGAAGCGCCGTATGCCTCTCCTGAGTCGTCTGAGTAGGTGTATTCCGTCCTGCTGCCTACTTCGAACACTTCCGGAGAAGAGCTTTTTTCCATTTCGGCTTCGTCGTATATGATCAACTGACCGTCGTATATGATCAGCTGATTGCCTTCGATCAGGCTCAGGTTATTTAAGAATGCTATGTCAGATTCATTTTGCTGTTTCATGCTGGCATATACCTGATCTTTTACGTTGTATGTCTTGAGTGTCAGGCCGTGTCTTTCGGCTATCTCGCTTGCTATCTGGGTGTACTTTATCTTCTCCCAGGATGCTGACCTTCGGCTTGCCATCGAAGGCGGCATCGACATCGCCCTTACGGTGAAGATGCCATTACGGGCTCCGATCTGGAAAATATACATCTTGCCCGTCTTCGATTTATCGTGCTCAAGAGATATCGTATCGCCCATTTCGGGATCCCACTTGCTCCACGTTCCTTTCGGATCGTTAAAGCGCAACGTGAGATTATCCGCAAAGTCTCCGGCATACATCTCGTGTACCGCGTAGTTGAGGCTGATATCTTTGTAGATATCCTTGTCGTTATATAGTATCTTCATTCTCTTCTCCAAGGCGGAAGAGTGCTTGACCCTGCGGATACATCCTCATCATATACCGGAAGCTTCAGCGGTATATTTGCATCAAATACGAGTACATCGGCATAGTCGGGATTGAATTGTATGATCCTGTGAGCCAGCCCTTCGTCGTTATACATGTCAAGCGCCAGGGAGTCGAACGTGTCTCCGGCGCAGGTGTTATATTTCTTATAGCCTACGATCCTATCCAAAACAGTACGCCTCCCTTGCCTTAGCAAATTCCTTCAGCCATTCGAAGAACTCTGCCTCATGCTCTTCGAGTCTCTGCATGAACTGATCTTCGTCAGCTGATCCTTCGGTGTTGATTGTCGGGCTCCATGTGAAGCCTGAGAAATCATATACATATGTCACGCCTCCGCCGCCCGAGAGTTCTGATAATGAAAAATCATCAAGCGAGAGCAGCTGCCCGGCCTGCGAAGAATATGAGTTTTCGTCCAGTGTCAGGCTGTTGTCTGATGATATCTCGGTAGTTCCGAAGCCTGACAGTCCGAGCATGAGTGCGGCCTGTTCGAGGATCCTGATATTTCTCTGTCTGTATGTAGGATCGAACGAAATAACCGCCTCCGTGCCCTCTTCACCTGCGATAGACGGACCGTGAGTGAATCCGCCCATCGCATATCTTGCCATTTCCTTCGCGTCGTCTTCGTCACTTCCGAAGAACAGATCTACGAGCCATCCCAGGCCATCAGCGACCCATCCAACCACTGTAGATAACGCACCTACAATCACGCCTATGACATCCGCTATGGGACTTAATATCTTTCCGATCGGTTCGAGGATTGGTGCTACCATTTTCAGCAGGTCAACTATCACGGGAAGTATCGTTTCCGCCAGCATAAGCAACGGATCAAGTATCGGCATTATAACGCTCTTGAACAGGTTGAGCAGTATGTCG